AGAAACACCTAATTCCTTCATCATATTGGCAGCATCAGTATACGAATCACCTGCTTCGTAACCTTCACCCATAAACTCTAGGCTATAGTCCTCCGGTGCGCCAGTAAATCCACCAAATTTCTTGGCTAATTCAGGATAAGCAGCAGCTTGATCTGCTACTGAATTATACTTATCAAGCAAGAATTCAGGCTTATCACCCTGTCCAGCTACGACATTGCCCTCTTGATTTGAGTAATACCACGAATCAGGCTCTTGACCCCCTACGGAATCAGCGCCATCTGCTAAAACATCTGTTACATCATTCATAATTTCCCCCTAGTAAATACGGTGTAAAGGTTTTTGATAGTTCCGTTCCTGCCCTTTGAATGATTTAAGGCCAAGTCCGAAATACTTATTTAGTTCATCAAGAGAAATCCAATCTAAGTGCTTATTCTCTCGATAAAGTCTAAAAGCTCTGAATTTGCGCACAAATTGTACACTTGTTAAATCCTTTTCCTTACACAGCTTAGTAATAGCTTCTTCAAGGGTTTTCACTGTTTTAGGATCGCCAACGCAAGAAACGAATTCTTCACGCGCCTTAATCTCTACCATTTTAGGCTTTGGCTTTTTCTTTTTAATCTCTACTACTTTTTCCTCTGTCATCGTGCTGCACCCATCATATCGTAAATAAATTTCATTACACTTCTCTGACCATCTCGCTTAGCCGCAAGGTATGGATCAGGGTTATCATCAGGAAAACACTCTTGAGAAAAGAATTTGTAGGATAGTAAGTTTAAACACTTTTTACCTGAATCACTCTCAAAAGCATTCTTCACTACTTGAGCCGCTTCAAGCAACGCTCTTTCACGCTCTTTCTTTTTTGCTTCTGGATCGCTAAGAATGTCTCCTAGCTCAAATTCACTGTATTGGTGGCTCCGCATTTTCTCCCCCTTGCATTTGTTGCTGCGCCATTTCTGCCATCTGACGCATCATTGCCATTTTCTCTTCATCGCTACGAACCAACTCAGGATCAACTCCCGTTTTAGTTGCAATGTAAGTAGGAAATTGATCTAGCTTAAACCCACTGGCTACCATTTCTGGGCCAGCTAATTGAGCTGTCATTCCTACTGTTCTTTGAAGAGTTTCCAAATCTTCCATATCTTGAGCGCGTGATAGCGGTGATGTAAATTTAACCGCAATATCAGCACCATCAATCTGAAATGGTGGAACTATACCCAAACGCTGTAAAATAGATACGCTTGAATTAAGAATCTTAGTCAATGCCTCGTTCTGAATACGCCCGAAACTTGCGCCAATTCTATTGGCTAATTCTCGCTGATTGATCGCCACTTCGGTAGCACTTCTAACTGGGCCAGTAGGATCTCTCAAATCATTGAATAAATGCGTTCTAATCGCAGTTTGCATTCTTTGAACTTCAAACTGTGTTAAATTTAAAGGTGCGCCAGTATCTAAACGCTGTAAACTTGGGTTTGTACTCTGGTTAGTAGAAACTGGAATAATAACCCCTGGAGCTATTTGAGCTGTGTAGGGATTAAACAGACCATCATCTTGCCCCGTCCAAAGACCCGATAAATCAAGCGCGGCTTTCTGAAGGGCAAATTGCTCTACCTTATTTAAAGTTTTAACATCCTGAAGCGCGTCTAATGCTGGCCCACGACCTCTTACTTCACCTGGGATAACTGACCATCTAAAGGCAATCCAAGGAGCAGCCGAGCCACGGTTTACACTCCAGACTTCTTCTTCATTGAAGATAACAACCAGCCAATAAAGTTTAGTTTTCGGATTGAACATCACGCACTCTAAAAACTCTATATCTGAATCAGGATTATTCTCGATGGCGTTTTTAAGATCCGGTGTCATTTTGATACCTGGATAATTCCTTAAAACGTTACGCGCCTTACGCTTCATTTTACGATAGATGTTTTCAATCAATCCGTTAGGGCCAGCCTCATAACCTACTTCAGCCTGATTCACCAAACCAAACACTAAAGGATTATCCTGGTCGCCCTCATCTACTGTAATTCCGGCAGTTCCTAGACCGAGATCTAGATAAGCCTCACCCATTACAGTATAAAAGTTTGAATTATTAATGTAATTGAAAAGGACTTCGTTAATTTCAGAAAGAATCCTGAGAACTTCTGTATCCTGTCTTTCCTCTTTGGAATAGTTCAATCCAGGCTCTAATTCAGCCCAAACCGTCCCTTGAGGAGTAATTGACCCCATCATTCTATTAGCAAACTCTTTAATTGCGATTTGACCAGTAGAATCAAAAATCTTGTCGGTCTTTCGATAACCCGGTGAATAATGGCTCCATACTTCCCTTTGTGGCATTAGGTATTCGTAAGCATCCTGCAAAAGAGAACGCCATAATTCCTTCACTCCTAAAGCATCATTCGCTCTTGATCTAATCTCCCCAACTGTACCCAGTCCATGAGTCATCCTACACTCTCCCCATTTGAACCAAGAAGAGAAGCTAGCGCAGCACGTCTATTTCTATTTGATCTCATTTCCATAGCTTGGCTTTCCTGTCTCATTTGCTCGGCTTGTCTACGCTGAGCCAATAGGGATGAATCTCTTGTACGCGCCTGGGTAATGTTTTGGTTTCTTTTATTTAGGGAATCTTGCTCTTTCTGCCATGCATCATAAGTACTTTTCTTTACATAGGTATCCACCTGCCTACCATCGCTAGCCGAGTAGGTTTTCTTTGCCTTTGTTGGATTTATGTAGAAAGTCTTGCCGATATAAACGTCATCCTTTCCCGGTGCGCGCCCCTTAACATTTAACCAGCTTCCAGAAATAGAGGGGGCTTGCTGTACACCAAACAATTTATAAGGCTTCCAGACGCGCGAAAGTCCGTATCCCCCTGTATCGCGGTAGCCTTGTCGGGTAGATGCGTCTATTTTCTCAGCCATTAACCGAGACCCATCCCGTCACGATCAGCACCAGAACCCTGCAAAAGACTTGCTGTGCCAGTACGGTATACTCTACGCCTTTTCTGCTTGCGCTTTACTTCTTCACCAGCTGATTTGATTTGTTGTTTTTTTGCTGTTTCCGCTCTTTGGGCTGCTTCCTTTTCCTGCTGCATAGCGTAATCTTGCTGCTTTTCCTGCATCTTTTGTTGCTTTCTATCAGCGTAATACTGGGAGCCTGCTGTGATGAGAGAGGAAGCAATCGCTCCGAATCCACCAGCCATATTAATCACCTATATCTTTGAAATAGCTATATTCATAGGGATTGTAACCTATTTTACCCAAAAGTGAACCAAAATCTTTATGTGCCCTTGAAGAGACTAGAATGATTTCTACGCCCTTTTCTCGAAGACTCTCTTCTGCTTTTGAGAGAATGGGTAGGTGAGATATAGAGGATGTCAGAAGAAGCCCAAATACTCCCAGAATGATGATGGTGTTTAGCGATAATGAAAATAACATATCCTAACAACTCGTTACCATCCATGGCTACAAGTGAATAGAGCATGTTTTGATCTTCCAAGTCATAGTATACATCGTAAACAGGATTTAAAGGCGCGACCTCTTGCACCTCTTCCCAGTGGGAATTAAACGTATGTGACTTCGCGTTAGCCGCATCCATGACGAAATAAATATTGAGGTTTTTCAATGAAAGCTTATCGTAATACTTGATCCATTCCCTTTTGAAACCCTGAGAGCTATCAGCTACGGGAAAGGCTCTAAATTCTTCCTCAATAAACGATTTTATGAGGTCGTTTGTCTTGCCATCATGCCCGGTATAGTGAAGTCTTCGAGGGAAGTAGATTCTACCCTGTTCGAAATAGGGAATAAGTCTACGAATCCTATCCTCTTTGGATGCCATCCCTCCTACCTCAATAATGTCGAATCGGTAGTTTTCATACTCCATAATGGACTTAATGTGGTCAATGTCTCCCATTAACCCGTAACGCTCATACCTAACGCCCTTACGATGAGGCTTGTACTTTCTGGACTTCGCGTTAGCCGCATCCATGACGAAATAAATATTGAGGTTTTTCAATGAAAGCTTATCGTAATACTTGATCCATTCCCTTTTGAAACCCTGAGAGCTATCAGCTACGGGATTCTGTAACATCTGACAGGAAAAGGTATATTCCCCCATATCTCTGCGTCTTTCAGCTAAGGACTCCCTCCCCATTAGGACGGGAGTTCCATCTAGCTCGCCATTGTGAGTAGCAGGATAAATACGAGGTTTAACAGTCTTCCGATCCATCAAGACTTTATAAGTATCATTAAAGTGATAGCGGGTTCCTATGAAGCGTTTAAATCCCCCTTCCGCTCCCAAGGCATAGGATAATTCCAAATACTCGGTAGTTTTATTAATCATATCGGTGGTATTTACGGAATCCCTAGTCACTACATCATCGTAGATTAGCCCAACAAAGTGTTTCGAGATAGGCTGACCATCAACAACCCCGTGGGCTTCTACCGTTGCCTCGTTAGGGTTTGAATTCCTCTTAACGATTATTCCATCATCTTCTGACCATTTCGGAGACTCTCTTTGTGGATTCTCATAAAGGATGTCAGGAAACCATTCTCGAAGTCTGGGATTTCCTTCAAACTCCCGTTTAATCAATCGTAAGAATGCCTTAGCGATAGGTCGTGTGTGAGAGAAGATACCAAATGTAAACTCCCTTTGGTGAATAGGGTCATCCCCATGGCTAGCCAGAATGTCTTGAATAGTCTTACCAATGGTTATAATGGTCGATTTGTAGTGTTCCCTAGACCATAGGTCTAACATTCCGTTAGGGTCTTTCTGTACTTCGACACATCTTTCAAACAGCCACTCTTTCTCAATGTCTGCTCTTCCTAATCCATGTCTTAACAGGAAATAGAGATCATTCCTACACAAT